CAGAGTTGTGTTCTACTTCACTGAGGACACCAACCAGATCAATCGCATGATCTATGGCATGAAGAAGCACCAGTCAAGAAAGTTCAGCAACCCGCATGAAGAATGGGAAAACTTTTTCAAAGTCCACATGACCAAAAGATACAAAGCGGGGGACATTGAGGACTTAGCGAACCATATCAAAAACTTCTACACACCGCAAGGCAACAAGTCTATTCCTCCTCTCGTAGTCTTTGACACACAGGCAGCGAGCTTTGACATTGAGGATGAGAACAACAACGCAGAGCTCTCAAAGTTGATCAGTCAGCTGAAGATACACTTCTGGGAGATGAACCGAATACCAGTCTGGGTGATTACTCACATCACAAAGTCTAGCATGAGCTCAGATGATTATGAGAAGTTGACAGCGAGGGGTGCGGGCGCGATTGCGGGCGACTCCAACGGAACGATGGGTATTGTTGACGTAGCCAACGTAGAAGGCAGAATCCTAGCGAACATCAAAGACAGAGACGGAGCTCGGCACAAGGAAGTGCGAGTCACAATCGAGCACCACTCAGCAGAAGGTGTGACTCCTTACGGAGACCCGACACAGATTGCATACTTCACGACGGAATACTTCGAGTCTTCCCCAGAACTGCGTGCAGAGGAAAGAGAAGAGAACTCTGAGGAGAACTTACTCGAGGAGATCTACAGAGCGATACACTTCTCTCAGCAGTTAGAGGACTTTGCCACAGTTAATTCACTCAAGGGTATGAAGCTAGGTGCAGATAAGCCAAAGATTCTGCAGATGCTCAACACTCTCATCGACAGAGGTCGAATTGAGAAGGTGGAGAATACAGAGGAGAATCGTAAGCGATTCAAAATGCATTCTCAGACGAGAGAGATCTATGTGATTCGAGGTGTGTATGTGGGATAGTCTCGTTAGAAGCTGCTGGACTTCCATGAGAAGTCGTTGCGAAGTCGTTGGAGAAGTTGCTGGGTGGCTTATGAAATCAATGACTTGCAAAGCAGCGACTTCTGTAGAAAGTGAGAAGTTGCTGGGGAAGTTGCTGGCGAACAGTCCAAAAACATCCTGCCGTCCAGCATTGGCGCCCTTAGCGCCATGCAGGCATTGGTGTTTACCGAGTTTTGGTGGTTTTTTCCGCAGCAGCAACTTCTACTGTTTTCCTAAGGGAAGTCGCTGGAGAAGTCGCTGGGTTTGCCATGATGCAAGATCGAGTTGCGAATCGTGAGAAATTACCGCATAATTCGATGCATTGTTCGTTTTGTAACAAAACTTTAGGAACTCAGACAGATGGAAAAACACGAATTTAATCCCGCACCTCTTCCTTCCGTCGCCTCGAGTGCAGAGAATCTCTCTCCAGAAGAGGTGGCAGAGAAAGCTGAGGAGAAGAAAAAGTCAAAGTTCTCCCCCGAAACCCTGCGCTCCATCTCAGAGAAGATGATGGGCAACACGAACGCGACAAAGAACAAACCATTCCGCGACATGCTCACACGCAAGATCATTCAGAACCCTGCGAAGCTGGAGAAGATCGTTGACACACTGTTGGACGAAGCCGAAGCTGGAGAAGCGTGGGCAGCCAAGGAAGTGTTCGATCGTCTCGATGGCAAAGCCGTCATGACGCAAGAGATCTCAGGCATTGATGGCGCGCCCATCGAAGTCAATGGCGCAACGAACTTCACAGACGAATTACTCAAAGACATCTTAGCCACAAGACAAAAAGAACAGCAATGATTTCTGAAGAGCTCGCGCAGAAGATCGCGACCAAGATTCAATCTGGTCCAGATCTCAGCGTTCTCCCCGCGCCCAATCGCTCTGCGCTCAAAGCTCGGCTCAAGTGGCTCTCTTCTGCGGGTAAGCATCAGATAGAGCCAGCTGGCGAGTGGTGGACTGTCTGGCTTCTCCTCGCTGGGCGCGGTGCAGGCAAGACGCGCTGTGCTTCAGAATGGCTCTGGTGGCAAGCGTGGAGCAATCCAGGAACGCGCTGGCTGGTCTCCGCGCCCACCTCTGGCGACGTCAGGGACGTCTGCTTCGAGGGGGACTCGGGACTCCTCAGCGTCGTACCTCGCGAGATCATCGTCGAGAACAACGGCTACAACAAATCCCAGCACGAGCTCAAGCTAGTCAATGGCTCTCTGATAAAAGGTATTGCTGCGTCTGAACCCTCCCGCTTCCGCGGACCACAATTCCACGGAGGTTGGTGTGACGAGCTCGCTGCTTGGGATTACCTAGACGATGCGTGGGACATGTTACAGTTCGGCATGCGTCTCGGCTCGCGCCCACAGATCATCTGTACCACGACACCGAAGCCGAAGCCACTGATCATCGACCTCGTTGACCGCGATGGTGAAGACGTTGTCTACACGACCGCGTCTACGTTCGACAACATCAATAACCTCGCGCCCACGTTTCGTGATCAGATCATGCAATACGAAGGCACGAACATCGGTCGGCAGGAGATCTACGCTGAGATCATCGACCCCGAAGAGTCTGGCGTGGTCAAGCGCGACTGGTTTAAACTTTGGCCAGCCGACCGCGCTCTGCCTCGATTCGAGTACATCGTTCAGTCGTATGATTGCGCGACGTCCGACAAGACGAAGAACGACCCGACCGCTTGTACGGTCTGGGGCATCTTCAAGCCGAACGAGGACAAAGCCATGTCGGTCATGCTCATTGACTGCTGGACCGAATACCTTCAGTACCCCGATCTGCGCCCACGAGTCATCGAGGAGTTCGGCTCCATCTACGGAGACGAGAACGAGTTCGGTGTGGGAAAGAAAGTAGACATGATCCTCATCGAGGACAAGTCAGCAGGGATATCCCTCATCCAAGACTTACAACGCGCTGGTCTTCCTGTGCGCTCATACAATCCTGGTCAAGCAGATAAAATGATGCGTCTGAATATTATTTCCCCCATAATCCAGAGAGGACGCGTATACTTACCTGAATCAACAGTCAACGCAGGACACGCACGAGATTGGGTAGATCCTTTGATCAATCAAATTTGCGCCTTCCCCGAAGTTCGTCACGACGACCTTGTGGACTCGACCACTCAGGCTCTACGCATCCTGAGGGATCTTGGCTTCTTAGTCATCGACTATATCGTTGACAACTCAGATGACTATGTCGACGACACGCAACCACGCAGAGTGAATCCATATGCCATATAACGAGTTCGGTGAATACATTCCTGACGACCTAGCACTCGACGAGATGAAGTATGAGCTCGCCAAGAAAGGCATCATGCCTCTTCGTCCAGGAGGTTCCGACGTTCCTTACGTCGCGTCCGAAGTTCCGCAGACGTATATCGCTAAACCTCCTCCACCTCCCAAGAGCACGGCAACCAACGTGCCGCAAGCGATTGCTGATCGGCTCGGACTGAGCGCGATACCGCAAGCAGCTCTCGGCATGATCAGTTCTTTCCCAGCAGCCGTCGCAAAAGAGACAGGATTCCCGAAGGTTGCTGAAGCGATTCAATACACACCCACATCGAAGATGGGGCAAGACGTTCTTGAAGGAGTCTCCCGTCTTCCGCAAGTCGTGACAGGTTCGGAGATGGGAGTTGGACCGCTCGCTGAGTTCTACGTACCACGTCGTGCTTTCGGTCTTGAGCGTCGCCCATTCATCTCACCTGATGACGTAAGAGTCATGGGCGCGAGAGCTGTCGAAACTGGACGCGAGATACGCAACGTGCCCGAAGACTTCCGTGCAGCGCAGTCAGGTCTCCGTCGTGAGAGCGTCTTCGGTGGACCAACGCTCGGTGCTCGTACGCAAGGTCTATTCGACGAGATTGGTGACGTCATGGCGCGTCGTGAGATGCAAGGTCTATCACCCATTCCTGGAATCCCTGACGTCGTTAGCCCACAGACTCGCATGTATGCGGTTCGCCCAGCTAACGTCGGACAGATGATCGACCCAACCGATCTGCCGACCGCTAGATACTCTGATCAAAACAGGAAGATCAATACTGTTGCGAACATTCTCAACGACTTTGTTCCTACTACAGACTTTGAATACCCGCACAACAACTCGTCCGAGTATTACAACGCAGCAGTGAGAGACGCACCTAGCGATATGACGGAAGCGTGGAAAACATTCTCCCAGAAGAAATACAATGAGATGTTCCCCGACGCGCCCAACGAGTCAGCTGCAGCAGAAGCCTTTGCGAATCGATTCGGTCAGAAAGAGTTTGCTCTAGCGAACATAGAGATGCTGTCCGAGTTCGCTCGTTCGCCCGAAGCGTTGTCCGCTGTAGAGTCTGTCGCCAATCGTCGCGATGCATTTCTAAATGTTTACAACGAAGCCAAGAACAAACCTAAGAAAGACATACCTGAAGACCAACGTCAAGCGCACGAAGAGAACGTCGAGAAGCTAGAAGTTTCAATACTCAAAGAAAACTTAATGCCCGAGCTCTCCCGCGAAGAGTTTATCAAGCGCATTACCCCGCCTACCAAAGAAGAGTACATGCGTCGTGCTCAGGCAGCAAAAGATTACATTCAAGGCACGTTCAAGAAGGACATCGCTAAGTACATCGGCACGTCACAAGGTCCACAGATGGAGCTCGCCAAGCGTGGTATCACGATGGCGCCCAAAGCAGAACTTCTTGACATGATGACGAGATTTGAATCCCCCCGAGGAGCATTCCGCGGTGAGCTTGATGATCTAGGTAAAGAACGCGCTAAGGCAGGTTTCAATCCTAAAGGTGAGATGTATCCGCTCATCGTTCAGAAGGAGACCGAGGTCAAAGACCTTCAGACTCAATTGAACGAGCTCAATCGTCAAAAG